AATATAAATTTCTCTTTCCCAAGGAATCATCTCATTTAACTCTGTTAAAGAGTATTTATGATGTTGTACTAATGCGAAATTAGTCAAATAATGAGATTCTAAAGAATCATGAGAAAGCGTTATTCTAAAAAATCCTGCAAACCCCTAAGAATAACAGATTCTTCTCCACCACATTTTTCACAAGTATAATTTATGTCATGTTGTATTACAGGTTGAGTTCGATAAAAGTTTTGAATTTTAAGCATTTGTTGTTGATTAAATTGTTCAAAAAATTCTATTACTTCTTCTTGTGTAAAATCTTTTGTTTCATGTAAAGTTTCTTCATCTTTAATAAACTCTATTCCTGAAGATAGAAAAGCCATAATACCTTCAACATCTTCAGTATTTTTGATTTTATTAGCAGTTTCTATATTTGGATATTTTAGAAATATGGTAATCTTATCATTTATTTCAATTTCTTTATTATGTGATTTATCATATACCATTTCAACTTCTTTTAGATCCACGTTTACATTTGATACATGTGCACATTCTTCTTCATTTTTATTTTTTCCGTCTCTGTGTTTAAATTTTAAATTTAATTGATCTCCAACAGAATGTATTCTTAATTGTAAAAATATCCATTCTAAATCGAATAAAGGAACTGTATCAACATCAAATTCTTGTTGTGAACAATTGTTTATAATTTGTTTAATTGCAACCACTTGCTCTTCTACATTTTCCCCTTGCATTGCCATCATTAGTATTTTTTCTTCTTTTACTAAAAATGGTCTAAATGTAAGTTTTTTATTTTTTGCAGAAGGTTGAGTAGTGCTAAATGTTGCAATATCAATCTTGGGTAAACTCATAATATCTCCTAATTATATAATTATTATTTTATGTATCAAACCGGTCATTGTCAATAACCACGTATTATTCTCCACCGGGAATAAGCCATCACGACTTGTAATTTCATTATGTCCTGAGAACCGTAAGTTAATTGTATAGGATTAATCTGTTTGGGAAATGCTTCCATTATTTCCACATGATAAGTATCTATATGTGAAGCACTTGCAGGACTGCTAGATAAATTTGTTGCAAGTTTTTTTATACCAAAACTTCCGCAATACTGGTCTGGATATTTTAATATGTTTTGTACTGCAGCAGCATTGCTCAATTTTCCATCGGTGAGAGAAATGATATCATCCATCCATCTATCGAAAATTTTTTTAATAAACATATCATCAGTTAGTATAAAAGATAAAGTCATTGTTGGGTTAAAATTATTAGAGTGGACATATGATTTAGATACACTACCTGTTCTAAATTCTGTAGTGGCCAAATTTCTTCCAGGTAAATTTGCGGCATCACACATAAATTTAAAATCTCGCATATCATGTCCAAGATATTTCGCAATTCCCTCCACAACAACACCATATGGACCTGTAAGTAGATATTTGTTTGCCTTTGCGGGGCCTTTATGTTTGTTTATCGCTGCGATAAAATGTTCTGATTGTTTAAATCCTGCTGGCATTATATTATCCTTTTTGAATCTTCCCAGACTTTTTCTTTTCTGGTATTAAAACGTTCTATTGGTAAAAATATTGCAAATTTTAATTGCTCAATTCCTTCTATTACCATACCATTTGCTCCTTGAACATGACTTGTTAAATATTTTTTAATACATGGTCGAGTCACTTTATTTCTCTTTAATGTATTCCAATTAATCACATTTCCAAATGCGACGGCATCTAATAGTCTTGCTCTATATTGATACGGCAAATAATGAAAATTTAATCCTATAAATCCATCTACATCTTTACCTATGATCATTGATAAGGGAAATCTGTCATAATATGGTAAAGTTTTTTCATGTTTTGCTTTATATGAGAATAATGTTAATCTAGCTTTGGTCATTCTTCTCTTTTGTATCAAATTAGACCCTTCCATAAACTGATCAGCGGACATACTAGAGTCATCTAATTTAACATTTAAATTTCTTCTAAAATTTCTAATTTTATTTTGTAACCATTGAGCAGATTTTATATTTTCTTGTGGAATTTGTTTTCTTTTTATCACATCTTGTAAAATATCTATTAAATTTCCACTATTTTTCGGTGTTTCCGCCATTTTTCCTTCTTTTTCTGATTCCTAAGTCATATTCATCTAGAATTATGAAATTCCATCCACTATTTTTACAAAATTCGGTCGCGGCTTTCCATTTCGCCTCATTTACGCCCCATTTTTTGGCTTCCCTGATGAATTTTCTCGATTTTTCCTTCATTTTAGGCGGTTTTGTCTCTTTGTTCGGCTTGACTTCGATAATCACGACCTTTTTATTCGCAAATTTGACCCAAAAATCCGGAAAATATCGATGAATTTTTCTATCAATTGGTGATCTATACGGAATAATGACTTCTTCAGACGCCCATTGTTCCACTTGAGAACTTAAATCCAATTTTTCCATCACTTTTCTTTCCCAACCAGATCTATAAATAATCTTTGTGGGATTACCCTTATATTTATTAGGATTCTTTGGTTTGTATTTTCCTTTGTATGCCATATAAATAGAAATGAATAGTTTTTAAGATACATTTATATTTAGAAAGAAAAGCAAAATGTCAGATCCAAATTTGATGAATAATAGGGCAGGAGAAGTATGGGCAGAGTCAGGCTTCGGGGATGATGAAGGAACCGCGGGGACAGTATTAAAATATCCATTATCTTTGGGAGAAGTACATACAGATACTCAAAATTTTATATTATTTCATGCAAAACCAGGAGGACCTAGAAATCGCGGTAGGGCGGCTGAACTTGGGGCATCTGATATAGCATTACATATTCCACCTGGATCAATGAAAACTAAATTTACAGGAAATTTTACACCCCTAACAGGTGGAGCAATTTATGAATCTCATGGAGCTACTATGGGTGCTGGCATGACCGGAGCCGCCGTTGCGTCTACATTAGCAAGAAGGTTTAAAGGAGTTGCTGCAGTAGTTGGTGTTTTAGCGGGAATAGGAATGAAGGTTGTGGGCGGGGGTCTAAAGAAAGGAGAGTCCATCCAATCAGCAATAGCAAAGGGGGTGGAAGACATGCCAGACGAAGCAAAAGATTTTGCATCAAGTGTGGGAGCATTAGCGGTAGCAAATTTTGGTGGATCTTTACAACCGGTTTCAGCTACGGCAGGAGTAGGGATAAATCCACACATTGCTATGATATATCAAGGCCCTGGAGCATTTAGAACACATGATATGACATTCGATTTTTGGCCAAGAAATTATAAAGAAGCTGTTATGGTAAAAAATATCGTTCAAACCTTTAAAAGAAGAATGTTACCAAAAATGCATGATTTTTTGACAATGAAAAGTGTATATTTTGATTTTCCACACGAATTTTTTATTGATTTTTATATTGGTACTGAAACTGGACCTAAAAGGTTTGATCAAATGGGAATAAGAAGATCTGTATTATCATCTATGGATATAAATTTTGATGCATCAGCTTCCGGCCCGGCATTTTATGATAATCCAGTTAGTGATCCACTTCCAGTACATACAAAATTATCATTGGTGTTTCAAGAAACAGAATTTATTTTAGAGAATGCAGAATTGCCGGTCAACTCTACTTCTGATAAAGCCTCAGCAGTCGAACCGGCACCCTCACGCGACCAGCCCGTCCGTGACCACCACCCCCCAGCTGGGCAAAGCTGGATAGCGGAATTTAAACGAGCTCATGATGCGGGACAAGTTGACTTCTTCTGGAACGGTGGTGATGGTAAGAAGCGGGGATTATATAATAGTCGGCACGCGGACGGGACGGACTAATGTCAGAATATTTTAAAAATATGCCAGCATTATATTATAGATTTGATACCGGCACAAATCATGCTGGAAAAAAAATAGATATAATTCATCAAAAATTGGTAACTGATATATCATTAAGACATAGATTAAAACAGTCTATAAAATCAGCTATATATACTAAGCAGCTTTATAATATTCCTGAAGGAGAACGGGCTGATACACTATCTCTTCGATATTATGGTGGATTTGAATATGTTTGGCTTATATTCTTAGCAAATAATATTCTTGATCCTATCTTTGATTGGCCATTATCTCA